TGTCCCGACCCTTTATTTATCTCTGAATCAGATAACCCTGCTTGGAATCTAGTTCCCAAATTAATTAATTTAGCACCTGTTGGATTAGTTGTAATACCTGAAAAATTAATTTGTATATTACCAGAGAAATTAGATGATAAACCTTTAATAGTATTTGCTGTTAGTCCAGTTTCAAATTGATAAATTCTACCATTTGTATTCACACCAACTTGATCGGTATGGTCATAAGTGACACCATTAAAATATAATGACCGATCTCTGAAATACTTAAGAACTCCAGTAGTTTCATCATAAGAACTCACATATCCTTTCGCAATTTTTTGATTATTAGGAGGAATTGTAAGGACCTGATTTATTTCTTCACCAACTACTGGTGCACCTAATGGAAGTCCAGTATTTGGGTCAGTTTCAAAACTATCCAATTTAATCGCTTGTAATGATGAAAAAGTATCGTCTGTATAAACAACATCACTATCAGACTTTGTAGGATTCTTAACTATACCAACCTGTGCAAATTTAGAATCTACAGGAAAATCTTTAGTTGAATCGTCAAATCTTGCATAGATAAGAACTTTATCAGTTCCCAATTCAGAGTAAATATCATCTCCATGACCTCTAGCTGGTGGAATTATAGGAACTAATTTTGCTCTCTCTGTAACCTGTGTTGGGTCATGAAAAGTATCTAAGTCAACAAGTGCCCATGTATAACCTTTACCTCCAGCACTTACAGTAATATTAGTTATTTTTCCACCTTCTATATCAACTCTTGCCTTTCCCCCAGTACCGTCTCCTACAATATTTACTTCCTCACCTATCGCATTAGTATATCCTGTACCTTGATTTTCAATATAAATGTGTTTAATTTGATTTGAATTAACATTTGAATTGCCATTTTCACGAACCGCCCTTATCTGTGCATCAGTGCTTGTTGACCAATTATTTGGAACTGATATGAATTCTGTTGAATCAAACTTAATAGTATCACTAGCAGGAACAGTAAATAAGTATTTCCATACATAACCATCGCCACTGTTACCTGCTTTTGATGGTTCTGTACCTTCAAATGTAGGCTCATCTTGTGAAACATTACCTAAAGGATTAACTCCTGTAGATCCATTATCAATACAAATATAAACTTTAAGTTCGGAAGTTACAACATAATAATTTGCATCGTATAATCTATTTGCCTTTGTTATTGGACTTTGATTTGTAGCACTATAATCGTCTCTATAAATTTCATATCTACTTCCAGCAACCCAATTTACTCTTCTAATAAGTCTTCTTATATTGGCTGATGATATTTTTTTACCAAACATCATCGTGTCACCAGTATGTCTTCGATATGAAAAGCTATCCGTTGGTGCTGGTGTATCTGTATTCCAATTTGCATCTCTACCAAATTGTTGTCCTACAGGATTTGTTAATCCTAAAAAGACATAATAAGAATTATTTGTATCTTGAACTGAATCAATAAAATTATTTGCATTCAAAATTCTAAATTGATCAGTAATAATGGCTGACATCTGTAAATAACTATCCTTACATTTATTTTCTATTTATAGTGGTTCTGGTATCAAGTTAATTTTGCTCTAATAGAACCAGTGTTTCGATGACCAGTTTCACCTAAATTATCATAATTTCTTCGTTGGATGGTTGGGAATGTTGAAAGACCAGCATCTACTGTTAATCCAGTAACACCTATTGAAATAGGATTCGCTGAACGTTTCAAATCAGTTCCAACATTTGATGAACCATATAGTCTACCCCAACTCAATTTACCTAATGCAGTTGTTAATCCAACATTGTCAATATCAAAGAATCCTGTTTGGGCAATACCCGTGATTGATGAGTTACTATTTGTATGTACATGGCAAACTACTGAAATATTTGGACCAACAGCAGCATGCTTAATAGAATTCACTATGTAAACGTTATCTAAGAAGGTTGTTCCTATACCAACCACATGTGTATTACCAGGATTTACAGATGTTACTCCATTTCCAACCTTTGTATCCGTAATTAATATTGGATATCCAACTTTAAGTAAATTAGCAGTAGCGGGAACATACTTTCCATTTATATCTCGATTTACTGCATTAATATCAAATCTTAAAGCCAGACCACCAGATCTAGTAGTCGTTCCAATACCTGTTATAATTCCAGTAAAACCTTCCCTAGCAGCAATTCCTGTTATTTGCTCCTTTTTGAATGGAGGACTTTCAATAATTACTTGTGGTGGATTATTTGAATCATACCCAAAACCTTCATTTGTAATTTGGTGATTAGTAATTGAACCATTAGAAACTGTGAGAGTCGCTGTTGCTGTAGTCCCTACACCAACACCAATTCCTGATGGTGGTTCTGCTATTCTTACATTAACTACACCCTCATATCCAGAACCTGGTTCTGTAATAGTTAATGAAGAAATATCACCAGATCCAGAAACATTTGCTGTTGCAACAGCGGGAGTATTCACCTCACCCGACATTACTAATGCGTCTATACCCCCAATATTGATACCATATTTGCTTTCAAAGAAGAATGATTGTGCATCATCTACAAAAATACTATTAGATCCCTGTACTCCTATTCCAGATGTAGGTGTAAAGTCACCGATTATTTTAGATGTGGGATAGATTTGAGCTTCTAAAATAGATCTTGATTTTGGAACCAAAGTTCCGTTAATTTGTAAATCTCTCTTTTGTTTTGTCCATCTAATTGGTTTTTCATTATTGTCATCAATTCCAAAACCTGTGTAGATATCAGTATCTACTAAATCAGTATTAAGTATTTCCTTAACAACTCTTTCACTAGTTTGTGATGTTGTTATGCCAGATGATTTATCACTCTTAAATATACGAAGATTATCCCCAATTTTTATTGTTTCTGTAACAATTTGAAGCTTAACATCTATATTATCTATACCTTTATAGAAGTAAATATCAACTTGGTCATGATCATTTAAACCTTCACCAGTTTCCCCTTGAGGAGGTTCTCTAAAGGTAAATGTTGTTCCACCATCAAATCGATAAGAGATACCAGGTTTTTGTAAAACACCATTCACAAAAATAAGTAAGACTGCATCTAAGTCAATTAATGCAGAAAGATCATTTGTGCTATCTTTTTCAAAACTTAATAATTGACCATTAAAGAATAATGGGAATCTAACCCTTTTACCGTCTTGTAAGAATTTAATACTGTCAATTGAATCAATTTCACCAAATTGCCAAGCAGAGAATTTGTCATTAAATATTTCTAAGACTTCTAATTCAAATTCTTGTATTGGTGCTGATAAATGTGCAGCAGTTACAAGACCAACAGGTTTAAATTTATCTCCTTTTTTAAATGAATACCCTGATCTTGCTATCTCAAAATCCTTAATCGTAAATAAAGTTGACCCAATTCCAACAGATGTTGTTGCTGCACTCACACCAACGTTTAGAAGTAGATTTTTACCTGTTTCTGTTGTTGCTCCAACACCTAATCTAGATATACCCTCAACTTCGAGATTTTCATAGATTGGTTCAGGTATCATAATCTGTGGATTAATGTATCCAGTACCAGAATCTACAATAGTAAATGCAAGCGATCCTCCTATACCTACTGACGCTGTTATTTCAGCACCAGTACCACCGCCACCACCAGCACCAACATTAACAGTAATAGAATCAGTTGTGACTGAAGTAATTGTTAAAAAGACATTATTTGCTGGATCTGTTGCACGAGGATATGGGTGATTACTAAAATGATTGTCTTTATCGCAAGTAAACACTAATGAATTAGTTGCAATTTTTATTTTATTACTTGTGGTTAAACCATGTGATGGAATAATTAAGATTAATTCGCCAGTTGATGATTCATATATTACATCGGTAGGTGTAAATGTTGAACTGCTATTTTCAACACTAATAGAATTACTTGATGAACTTACAAATTTATGTAAGAAATTAATATCTGTTACCCCTATTGCTACAGGTTCTCTATAACCTGATCCAAATGTTAAATCTTCAAAGAATTCAAATGCATGACCACCACCCTCATAAGTATGAACAATCGTGCTTGGTCCTGCTTGAACTTCAAAACTTCTCTCCGATACTACGCCTACCAAGAATAATGGTCGTTCATGATCTTGGAAGATTGTTGTTGTAACACCACTATATCCATCACAACTAAACTCAAGATTCTTTAATTTAACTGTAGTAGGTCTATTTAATGAAAATCCATGAACATCATTTGTTGTTACAGTTATAATACCCGATAAATTATTATACTCCGCAGTTTGAATACCTAAACTTACACCCGATGATGTGCCGATACCCACGATACTTGTTATTGAACCACTTGTATTTGTAAACGGTTTTACTTTTGCACCCACTAGTGGTGCATATCCTAATCCTGGTGTCGAACCTAATGATACAATAAGACCACCTCTTGGTATTTGATTTTGATTAATATCATCAGCAGCTACAATAAATGTACCATTTTCTGATGTAATACCAGTAAATCTAATTGATGATATTCCAGCAGTGGTATCAGCTGAAATTCTGTAATTGTTCTGAGTAGCACTCGCTGTGAATGGTCTTTGATACACTCCATTAATGAATACAACTCCATTTCCTACCTCAATACCAGAAGATGTATTTGCTCCTCCAACTTTTAAAGTAAAGTTTGTTTGAAGACCAGTAAAATTATCAGATATGTCATCGAACAACATATTTGTTGTATAATCTTGTCTTGTAAAGGTTCTTCCACTAAAGTCTGCTTTTACGAAAGGTAATTCCGTATCAGTTTTTCTTGAACGTGTATTTCCTTTTGGAGGTTCAATAAAATGAACATTACTATCAACAATATTAAATGAACCTCTATGAATTCTGACAAGATCACCATTATTATGCTGTGTTGCACCGATTCCTAATGCTCCTCTTTCAACTCTAACTGTTGGAACTGTTGATAATCCCTCTGATATATTTTGTTGATCATCTATCTCTCCACTTCCATCAGCTGTACTTGAAAATCCAACTTCAACTATCTTCATAAACTCATCATTTATCTTCAACACATCGGATGTTGCAATTGAACCAATTCCACTGAGTGAGAATTGGGATGTTCCTGCACCAATATTAACACTTAATGTATGAGTTAAAGATGTAAATGTGATTGGTTGCTGTACAACACCATCTAATCCAATCATAGTTTTAGATAACTTATTAGTCATATTCAACTTATGACGATTACCAGAACCTATACCAGTAAAGGTTATCGCAATACCAGATGATATATCATCTCTTGTTGGGAATAATTGGAATTTATTGATATCTTCTAAAACTTTTACGAAAACAGTAGATGGTAAGATATCTGTTGTCACACCAGCATTATTCACTGTGGAACCAATAGAAACTGGTGTTGCAGCAACACCTACGAAAGATGAACCAGGTGTATATACTAATTCTTCATTCGTATTAAAGAAATGATTTGGTATTGTAAACGTACCTGTAGATTTTTCTAAACCAACACCATCAGGATCAAATGTTTTAGTATAAATTGGTGTTCCTTCATGTTTTAATTCAAATTCTGTTTTATCCGATCTACTACCTGCTAGACCATCATAAGCAGATAGTAATACACTTTGAGTTACATTACCATAATTTAAAGATAATGGATTATTATCAAAATCTTGTTCTGTGTAAAATACTTGATTATACGCTTGAACTTTAACCTCATTGGTAAATTTACTATCAGGAATAAAACGTAAATCAATATTATCACCATTTATCACTGAGGTGAAGGAACCGATTCCAGAAGTTGAACCTAATGAAACAAATGGATATTGAACAACTAAAATATCATTCGCATCTCTAACTGCACTCACCTGATGAATCGCTGATGTATTTCCAGCTGATACTTTAATTAGAGATTTTATAGAGCTATCTTTTAATTTGTCAATCGAAGCATAAGTAATTTCGGAACTAGTTCCAAGGTTGAAAGTTGATTCAAGTCTTACACTTCTTTCTGTTCCTGCAGGTTGTCCTTGTGATAAGAATCTATGTGTTCCAATACCAGCGGTTGTGGTTCCCAAACCTACAATACTTGATTTTGAATTTAATGTATTAATTCTATCATTTTGAATTTGTAATTTGATTAAACCATTTTCTAATTTAGATGTTATAATCCCAACTTTATTTGTAGAAATTCCTATCACATCATCAGAATAAATTTGTGATAAAGTTGTATCGGTGCCATCAAAATCTAATATAACTTCATTATAATTAAACTCTTTCGTAACTATATCTTGTACAAATATATTTGCCTGTAATCCATTAAAAGTATCTTTGTCAAATTCAATAATTGACACCGTGTTGTTAGAATTAACATTTAGAACAGAACCAGATAAATTGACACTACCAACTATATTTGTTGAAATTCCTAATATATCAACATCACTAAATGTTTTTAATATTTTAATATCATGATCCCTTGTAAATTTTTCAGTAGGTTCAAATATTAAATTTTTAATTCCAGCATCAGTAATTTCTGTTTTAAAATCACCTAATTTTAGATTACTATCAATATTACCAATTCCAACTCCAGCAGTATCACTTGTTTTTTCAAGTAATATAATATCTTGTTCTTTAGTTAAAATTACTATTTCACTCAATTGTGTATCAAACGTATCTGGATCAATTATTTGAATAAGATAATTTGTAAATCTACCAGTTATCTCGTCGATAATGCTTGTATCTGCAGAAAAACCAACACTTGAAAATTTACTACTAATATCATCGTGCATTATAACTCTATTTGTTATACACTTATTAAAGTTGGTTAATTTTTTATTTGAAAAAAGAATAGATTTTGTTTTATTTTTTATTCTATCATAATCTAAAACATAATCAAAATTATTAATCGCATCCACACGATTATCATCACTAATAAGATCTAGAGTTATATTTCTTATCGTTTCACGAGTATCTGCTAACCCAACCTTAACTTGACTTTGAATAAATGTATCTGCAAAATTCTTTAATCCTGAAGGATGGACGATACTATTGACACTATTAGAGAATTGATCCCAAGTTATTGGACTTTTAATAGAGTATGATAAATTTTGATAATAATCATTATCAGGTATTACTTGTAAATCTTCATTTAATTTGCCAACATTATCAATCCAACCATATTCTTGGCGATTTGAAAAATCAATTGAGAAGAAACCTGTATTTGATGTAAGATTAACAATCTCAGCCGAAACACCTGATGTTCGACCAGTGATTCTATCTCCTTTATTGATTATTTGTATTCCATCTAATTTAATATAATCATCTCTTGTTTCAACAACAGATAAATCTACGTTTTCACCATTAAGTGTTAATTTTTCATTTAATTGAAAAACTCCTCTTTTTTGAACTGGTGCTATGTTTGGATATTTGTTTCTATTAATAATTGATGCAAATCCAGATTGGAATGTCACTGCAATTCCTGGATTTGTACTTAATCCTGCAACACTATACTTAACGATGACTTCAGCAGAACCACCAGTATACTCTTCAACCTTAAAGAATTTAAAGTTATAATCAGAAGAATTAAATCCATCCCCTGATTGATCTACCCTTTGTATACCCTCAACATATATTTCATCACCCTCTGCAAATGGCTCAGGATTATATCCAGAGAATGGTACTTGCATAAAGCATTCTATTAAACCCTGTTGATTGACTCTTACAGAATTAATGCCTATACCATTTGAATTATTAATTGCAAATACTTTATGAGTTACAGAATCTAATCCATGAATAGGTGCTATTAATTCAATATCTGCGATTGTTTGATTAGGGCTAATAGGTAGTATTGAAGAATCATCTATAATCTGATTTGTGGATGGATTAAATAAGATTAAATCAGGTGGTGTAGTGTAATCAGAACCACCACTAATAATTTCAAAATCAGAAATAGTATCTAAATTATCAATATTTAAAATTGAAGGAATAAAAGCTTCTGGTTGTAATGTATTATCAGATGAGTATTCATATCCTACATCAAGTATTCTAGATTTTTTAATCTTACCAATATTATCAGATATAGCAACTAAATTTGCACCTGTTCCCTCTTCTGATAATACTTTGTTAAATTCTGGTAATTTCTTATAATTAAATCCTTTTGAAATAATTTTTAATTTACTAATACCACCTTTTACATTTTTTGAACTTGTTGAATATTCAATTTTTTCACAGTCAGTATCATTATAAGTTAAAAATTCAGGTAAATTTGGTGAAAATTTAAATGTCTCTGATGTAACACCTGATATTTTATATTCACCATTATATACACTATCAAGAAAAGTAATTTGAGAATAATTTAGTACATCTTTATCTGCAGTACTAATAAAACCACCTTTTGTAATACCATAATATAATACTGATGGTGTTGAAATAGTGGGTTCTAAAGTTAATGATGCACCTTCAGGATAAAAATTGTCAGTCCCTAGTCCGACAGTTCCTGCTATACCAACATTAAATATTGAAGAGTCTTGAGAACTTAAAAACTCATTACTGTCATTTTGATAAAATATTTTGAAATCAAATCCAGAGAGAGTAGTTGTTGATAATCCAAACTTGATTTTTGAATTTTTATATACTTTTATTTGAGGATTAATTGGAGATATAGTTTGTACGCTTCCTCCTGTATTCGGACTTATTTGAATTAATTTTATTGGATTTGCAAATAAATCATTATATGTCTCTGTTAATTGGAAATATCTGCTATTAATTTTATTTACAAAATAAGATCCTGTTCCTAAACCAGCACTTCCCTCATAAAACACTTTATCACCAGTATTGAATCCATGATCTTCGATGTCAATTCTATTTGTTTCGACATCAGTATTTGTAAATTTGATTGGATTTATTAATAATTTTTCATATTCAGAATTATAATTTACTTCAACAGGTACAGTAGTTCCTATCCCTACTGTTAAATTAGGCACGACATTTATTTTAACAGTATCGCCATTCTGTAAATTATGAGTTGTTGTTTCGGCAGCAGCAACTTTTGTTGTTAGTGTACTTACAATTCTATCAATCGTACCAGTTACTTGCTCAAATTTTGATGATAAATTGTAAAGATAAGTTGATAATCCTACAACATTACTACCATTTGATTTAAAATATAATCCTTCGCTTGTACTACCAACACTCACTGTTGAGAGACCAATATAATCTTCGCTTTTTTTAATTACAAATAAATCTATTTCAGTATCTAACGTGCCATATGGTATGGTGAAGTTACCATTAGTGTCATTAGGATCATCAGTATCAGCTACGTTAATTCGACTATTAGGTACAGGTGGGATTGTTAATAGTACTTTTTGTCCAGTTTTAAATGGGTGATTGGGAAGATATATTTGTCTATTTGGTATTGAAACTTCTTTAATAGTCTCGCCAATTACATAATCAGTGCTTATTCCCACTCCATCAGTACCAATTCCTATGGATTGAAGTGAATTAAAATATATTACATCATTTACTTGTGAATCAAATTTTTCTGTTTTTACAGGTATAATTACTTGATTATTTAATAAATCAACATTTGAACCAAAAGTATGACCTATTCCATTTTTACGTCTAAATGAACGAATTATTTTACGATCTTCATAGATATTCAATACCTCAATAATCTCATCATTTAAAGTACCAGAACCAACTCTAATACTACTACCAACTGAAATATTATCTGGTAATCTATTAACAAAAATATCTTCTATTGCACTGTTTACTCCAACGACGCTCATACTTTTTGCTAGAGCAACACGAGAAGTAGTTACACCAATTTTAAATGAATCTGTTAAATTTAAAATTGACGTACTTAAACCAGAAACAAATACAAAGTCACCATTATTTAATTCGATGAAAGGTTTATAATTTCCAACAACTGTATCTTGATCTGCTCTTGTAAATACTATATCTTCAAATCTATCTAATGTAGTTTTAATACTAGAAACTCCTATACCAACTATTCTACTAACCTCAGCTCTAAAACCTTGTCCATCTGTCTTTGTCTCGTCGAAGGATGTGAGATCACCAACTTTATAATTTTGACCAGGATTTAATATATTAATATCGTTTACATCACCTCTAGTAACTGATAGAATCTCTGCAGATTGTATCGAATCTTCATATGATTCAATTAAGAAATCATTATTAGCAAATGTTTCTCCAACATTATATGGATAAGTATTTCTTTTTAAATTTGAATTGTTAAAATCAAAATCTTGATTTAATCCTAAATTATCTTGAATTAAAGGTGATCTAAAGGTTTTTCCTATAAAATATGGATAAGCACCAACAATATTACTATTTGATACATCAACTTCAACTGTAGCAAAGTAAGCATAAATTCCATTTGGAAATTCTGGTGTCTTACAAAATCTCCCGTTATGAATATCTAAATCACCTAGATTATTAAAAATAAAATCACCTACAAACATACCTTCAGCAAATCCTGCAGGTCTATTTTTAATATTGTTTATATTTCTGCTATAAGATGGTTTTAAAAGTTTCAGAACTGAACTAGTATCATCTGGATCAGAATATCCAGAAGGACCATAGATAGGATTACCATCATAAGCCCAACCTATAATAGGAGAGTGTTTTTGTGGTATTTCATTTACTAATTCAAAATCATCATTTTCTAAACTTTTTAATATTACATCATTACAACTGATAATATTGTAACTTAAAAAATTGTTTCTTGAAGTTAATGTTGAAGATCCATCTCTAAAATGATCATTTAATTTTAAAATTCTTATAGATGAATCAAAATTACCATTTATTCCTCTTGACACTACTTCGGCAGTTGTGGTCGCTTGGTCGTATCCTATACCACTACTAATAACAACAGCATCTACTAACTTACCATCGACTATTACTGCTCTTACAATCGCTCCTGCACCCTGTCCTGATGACATTATCTTTATGTCTGGAATAGAGTTATAATCTATACCTTGATCTAATATTTGTATATCAGCTACTTTTCCATTTTCAATAATTGGTCTTATGGCTCCCAATCTACCATTTAATATATCTACTCTTGGATTGGAAACATTATTTACTATTGTAGAACCATAATCTTCCCCTCCTTCATATAAATATGCACCCGTGAATGAACCAGTGATTATGGGAGTAACATTAAATGTACCACTAACGTTACCATTATAAACAACTTCAATATTAACTTTGACATCTGGGTATTTAAATGTTTGATATCCCGTTCCAGTTGAATTTAATCCTACAAATTTTCTTCTATCAAAATCAACTCTTGAAGTACCACCTATACCTGCATTTGCTAATTTAAATGAATTATCATCCACCTTTATCACATAGTAAGATGATGTAGTATCTAATCCTTCAATTCCTTTAGGTATTGTAGAACCAATACCAACTGTGGGTGAATAATTTACCAAATCACCATTTTTGAATCCATGATTATTGAAATTAACCGTATCATAAGAGGTTGATATTCCACTTGGTCTCACATGTAATTTACGATGTTGATATCCACTACCAGAATTTAATACGTTAATACTTGTTATTGTATTTTTTGCCTCTGTTCTAAAAGAGTGATTACCTGTTGCAGAAGAATCAGTTGCTAATCCTACTGTATTAATACCAGATAGTGCATCATTTTGCTTATTGTAAATCCTAATGGTGGTTGGATTAACTACTTTTACAAAATAAGGATCTCCACTTGATAATGAACCCGTAATAGTGTTTAATGAGTCATAAGCATCGCCAATACCTAGAGAGCTATATCCGTTATTTTGATAATAAATTATTTGACCATTTTCTAAATTATGCTCCGAATTAAATGTAATTGTTTCATTAACAATATCAACACCACCACCAAATTCTATTTTTCTACTGTTAAAAAATATTTCTCTATACCTTGCACCAACACTAGCTTCTAGCTCACAACCTTCACCATTTAATCCTGTTAATGATATACTTTTTACCGATTTAATATCAAAATTCTGTGGATCAATTAAAACTTTTTTAACTGAACCACTTAATATTGGTTCAGCAAAAGCACTAATCGCAGTGCCTACAGGTTGATGTTCACCTGGTTCAATAAGTAACTTAGGAGGATTGACTACATCATACTCCTCTCCAGCATTTATTACATTTACTGAAGTTAAATTTCCATAGTTTACAAAATCTTCAGATAAAGGAGATCTTATTTCAACACCATTTTTTAATATTCCAATATCATTAATAGTTTCATCATTTGCTGATGAATCAATTAAATTTTGAGATAGGGGGAATTTTCTTAAAATTTTATTTGCACTTAGTTTTTTATCATGATGTCTTAATAATGTAAATGTATGTAAGTCTCTTGTTGATAAACCTAAACCAACTTTCACTGTACTAGCAGTTCCTATCTGACCTCTTGAAGTATAAAGTGCTATTTTTGTAACATTTGAATTAGCTGGTGCTGGTTGTGGGTCAACATAGTAAACCTCGCCATTACTTAAACCTGGAGGTATTTCACCAACGGTAGATGTTGTTGTAGAATTAGGATCTTTAATCGAATTATAAACAACTGCATCACCTTGTCTAAATTTAATATCTCTGTTAGTATCAAAATTAAATTCTATTATACTGTATAAATTGGTTATTGGATCTTTACTAGTTGGATCAAATGCAAAGTTTATAGTGGTATCTGCAATCCCAACTAATGTCTCTTTAATAATATCATCAGTTATATCAAAATCTGGAAGTGAATTGGATGCAACATATCCATCAGTGTCACCATCAACATATACGTTTAAAATATTTGAGATTATTGATTCATTACCTTCCTCTATCTCTACATTCGTACTTGTTGCTTTTTCTACAACTCTGCGAATGTCATATTCACCCTCTGGAAGACCAGTTTGTGGTGTAAATCCTGAAGATAAAAACTGAGTTGAGTTTATTATACTACCAACACTTAATGTACCAACTACTGTAGGTGAGTTTCTTCTTAAAATATCAAACTTATCATTTTTCTTAAGAGATGATTTATCAATTGTAGTATTTAATGTAATAGTTGAACCTGATATTTCTCTAATTTGAAATCTTGAACTAGTATTGTATACCCACGAATTAGCAAATTTTTCTTTAAAACTCCTTCCATTATTAAATATTTTAACTCCTAAATTAGCAGCAATTATATTTTGACCTTCATCAATTAAGTTAACTTTATCATCAACCACCAAATCATTTAAAACTCCAGTAACTCTGAGTTCAATTTTTTTCGATAAATCACCATTTTCATATCCAAAAATACTATCATTTGATCGAATATCATCAGATGTATTGATTGGATTACTAATCCCCGTGCATCCAAAGAACTGATTTACTGATTTGGATGTATAATTTATCGTGTTATTGCCACTGATCAATACTCCTGCTTTATCAAATCCTATTGTGGAGTCAACCGATATGACAGAATCAGATGTAGACACACCTGATAAAACTTTTGTATGTGGATTTACTTTAAATATTCCTTGTATTAAGTCCCTATCACTATATCCGACGAATAAAGATAAACGATAGTATGATTTTCCACCTTGAATTACAATTTCAACTTCAGATACAGAAGCATTTGTTTCAAAATCATCACTTTTGTAGATTGTTTGACCAATTAAATTCTGAGGATCTGCATCTGGAGTTATTAAATCAGCGATTATAACTTCTCTTCTTATAAATTCTGCACCAGATGGTTTAACTAAATTAGATTCAAGATCAAGTATTGTTGAATCAACACCATACAATACTTTAAATAATATTCTTATTGACTCCTCTATACCTTTTGATTGATAAAAAGAACGTGCAAACTTAACAAAGTTTCCAACATCTAAATCAGATGTAAACTTAGAATCTTCAAAACCTGGTAAAAATGTTTTCTTTAAATTTTTATAAAATTCCTGTATGAATAATACTGATAGATTTTGAACGTTAGATTCATTTGCATGACTACTTGCTGTTGTCTGCTCAAAAGTAAGTTTTTCAGTATTGACATCTAATAGAGATGATGATACTCCTACATTATATCCTGTAATACCACTGAATCCACGTATACAACCTGTAAATGATGTAGATGTAATACCAGTGTAAGAAATTATTTCATCATCAATTTTTAATAATCCATACTCATCTGGAAATCCCTTCGTGCTTGTGACATTTATTGTTTTATCAGTTGATGCAATACCAGCAGATGTAACCGTAGTCCCAACAACAACTTCTGGGACAAGGTTATCACTTTTTAAATATTGATCTAAATTACTAATTAAATCAGTTGGACCTCCCTGAAATTCTTGAGAGATATAGTA